CTGCCTAGTGTCTAAGACAATGTGCATCTCCCGAGCCTTTCGGCGTCTAAAAGATGCAAAAAGGCTCCCGTTGCTGCCTTAGTTAAGCAGCTTCAGTCCTTAAAAAGGACTGAACCACCCTTCCTTTATGCGTAGGGGAAGGGACCTACCTGCCCTCAGCAAGTGCTTCTCATCCTGATTAGGCAAATCAGAATATTTAGAGAAGAACTTCATTAGAGCACCCCATCCACCCAATTCATCATTAGGTAGACGGCTCACTGCGATCCACCCTCTCACGAGGGGAATATGTAAGTGAGGATGCATACGTTCCGGTTTAACTGGAAAGTGTGCAAGGCGCCCTAACACGGGCGAGGAGGCCTCGACAACTGGGTACTTCCCTTTCAATAAGGGAGTCACCAGACTGTCAAGGTAGTCCACTGTGAGATCATAACCCTGAAGGAACATCAAGTTCCTAAGGGCGACGGTTCTCACTATGGACTCACTCCTCTCGTCTGAGGACATCTGTCGCTCAGGGAGTACTCCTCGAACCTTGACGTAAGTAACGTCATGGCCTCGGTAGTACTCCTTGCCGCAAGATTCTCTGAAATTTCCATTCCAGAAGGATTTTGCACGATTAACTTTGAGGCCATAGGCTTCAAGCTCATCAGCGACAAATTGGGCGAGTTCTACGGGGACGATAATATCGTCACCATAGACACGAACCCTGCCGTGAAAGAGCTTCATCAGCTCTCGCACGGTGGAGGACGGATACGCCTTCTGTATAGCCACAAAGATTATGGTAGAGAATACCATAGCCTCCACTGGAAAACAGAGGGCGCTGCCCATAGACGCGTATTTGGCCAGACGTAAAACGCCATGACCATCTACATCAGCCTCCCTAGTCCTACAACTGTCAATAATTCCCAAAACAAGGGGATCATCGCAGAATAGGAGGCGGGCTAGCTGGTTGGAAACAAGATCGGACGCATCACTCAAATCGAGTGTTGCGAACGAGTCTACAGGTTTTCCTGTAGATCCCGCTTGAGCCATTTCCTGATTAGGGAGTTGGCTCTTATAACCGACCAGGTCAGTCAAGAATTCATTCTTGGCAATGACCTCCTCGATAACACGACGAACACCCTGTTGCACATATTGTACACCAGTTTGTTCCATCGCGATTATACGGGGTGTTTTCAGCGTTTTAGGAACTGCTATAACCTTAACGGGTTGGGCAGCTCCAAGCAGCTCATTGCCAGAGTCGAGCACATTATCTAAATATGCTCTCCAGTTAGGAAGAAAATACTCTCCAAAGGAGAAATACTCCTCTAACTGCTCTGGCCAGGCCAAGCTACTCCACTTGGAATTTCCAAGTAGGTGATCGCTCGTAGAGCCTGGTCCATGTCCTGGCTTTATCCGTTTGTCGAGGTATGCTGAACGCACACCGGAGACAATAGGATGAAACAGGATGGAGCTCGTCCGCCGAAATGATTCCTTTTGGGAATCACTCCGCAAACGGTCGAACTCTCGGACATGAGATTCATTCTGAACGTATCGAGTAAAGGCTTTCTGCACCCTTTGGGGTGTGCAAGGAAGCTCGATCTTCTTCGATAGACCAGTCACCTGGGCTATTGATTGGATCGCTCGAGCAGCCTTACGGCTGTCGCCTGCGTTCAGTATCTGTCCTCCCTTCGGATCGAAGACTTGTTCCATGAATCCAGATAGAAATATCGGGATTCGCATGTCCTTACCTTTTTTGAAGGATTGGAACATGTTAGGAGACACGCATCCATCATCGATGGCCCTATAAAGGTCATCGAGGAAGGATGGTAGGGTAATCGTTAGAAACGACAGCCCTTCATCTTCGATCCTAGACGTGATAGTTTTCATATCACGCTGGGTGTTTACGCCACATCTGGTGCCCGCATCAGCGAGCACCATCTGTTGGAGAGTTACCAGGCTTTTCATACATTCCTTTCTAGGTAATGTATCCGGTCTGGCAATCGCCTGAGGTGATCCTCTAGTGACGCTTCCTGGAATTTCCAGGACGCGACGCAGTGACGTAAGCCACTGCACCCACCAAGAGGGAACCTGACATGAGTACGAGCATAATATCACTCGTACTCCACATCAGGCTTCTCCACCAAGAAGTTTGGTGATGTTCAGATTACTAGTAGCCGTAAGGCTATTAATAAATCCAGTCATCGCCGCGAGCAAGTCAGCAGGGGTAAAACCCTGAACTGGCTGATTCACAACGAGTCGAATTGTTGCCTGTACAGGCACGTTATCCGACGGACGCAGTGGATCTGCTACGTACTTCTTGATCGTAATTCCGATAGTGCGAGAGGTACGCGTGCGCGAAGGCGCATGACGTACATCCACAACTAGACTGGAGTCGGCGGATGAAAATCCACCAACACCAATACCGCTGCCAATCCTCGGAAGAGGAGTGGTAACGCCGGAAATAGTGATGGATTGAGGATCGGCGAAAGCCATGTTGTTCTCCGTGTATCTAAAAATACACTTAACGACGATCTGTCGTCAAGGAATAACACTCACCTTGCATTATGTGCAGGCAAGTCCCAGGTTTCTATCCTCGTTTTAGAGGTACCTGAGTTGCTTGTCTCCTGAGGTAAAACCCAGAGAGGCAAGAATGGCCCACTGCACAGGACTAAAAGAACCTGTGCTCAAGCCGAATCCGTAAGGTGTGCTTCGAATTCGAACTTTACGTTTAATAACGTAGTCAGCTCGAATGTCTCTGTAGGGAGTTCCATCCTTAGCGGTGAAACGATCCACAGTCAGGGACGTCTTTAATTCGCTTTCGCGCATTAAATAACCGTACCTGAGCACAAGAGACTTATCTTGGATCCGATTCATTAGGGAGATGCAATCCCCCAAGTTGACGAACCAGTCGATAAGCCACGTCCATGGTGTCAGCTGCCAAATCGTGTTAGCATCTGCAGACAGCCCCAAAAGGTGCTGTGCATTGTTAACAAAAACTCCTGCAGGTCCGAGCCTATCTAAGATAGGATCGACATAGTAGGTAAAGGCACCCACAAACGAATACCGATCGGTAAACGTTTGTAAACGGGAAACTGACACAAGCTCGTTCTGATCATAACACATGGCACTAGTCCATGCGGTCGGATTAATCGTACGAAAAGGGCCTCCAAAGACCCTGTACGTACGAGTCTGACCATTTCTACTATCTAACGTAGAAACGATAGGATCATAAGCGAGAGACCTCCTCACCACCCTACCAGCATCCCTACGCCATTGCTCAATGAGTGATCCAGCACGGATCACAGCTTTGAGAACTTGGTAAAGATCCTGGAGAGTTGGCTGCACTCCGAAAAAGTAGTTAAGCGTCTCGTCCGCCGGAACACTCAAGGCACCTGACAAAGAGGAATCTTTGCGTAGGTTCTTGTCGTATCTTGACGGTGAGATAGGCTTAGCTTGCTTGACGAAATGTGCACCCGGAACTCGTGGGAAATCCTGCTTAAGCTCAACAAGAGCTTGCAAGAGGTGAGCAGGGGACTGATCTGGGGCGACCTTCTGCATGGCACGAGTGCCATACGTGATGTCGTCCGCAGAAAATCCGGTAGTAGCCCAAGAGTTACTGGAAGCATACGTGCTCGGCCAATTAAGGTCAGGCCCGCCAGTGTCGGCGCCATAAAACGCCCCCTGATAAAATGCTCCAGAACTACCCCTGAGAACAATGCGTGGGTGAGTGTAAAACACTCGCTCATCGCGTGTCTCAAAAGGGTGGCCATTATCGAAAAGAGATGCTTTCTGGTTATCCTGCTGGTTCTTCAAAAGAAGAACGGCTGGTTGAACCTCAGCATTCCTGTCCCTACTACTCCTAAAAGAAGTAGTAGTCTGCAACAATCTGATTTGAGACAAAACTACAGACTGAACACCGGTATATCCGGGTCCAGCTATAAGGGAAGTGAGCGTAGACACGTCACTGGCAGAGCCAGTGCCGTATTTAGCTCCTTGAGCCTTTCTCTTTCGAGAAGTTTTGTAATAACCAGACATGGAACGTCCTTACGGATAAAACAATTAAACCAACTCAAAGGGATGCACTGCATATAAGAGTCGGTAGGTTACGACGATCGTGGAGTGTAAACACCCC